TCTATCATTTAACATCAACCTGTTCCATTTCTGCGTTAATCTTTTCCTGATCCAAGGAAGAACTTTCTGGAAACTTCATTACCTGCACGTTATAACGATTTGCATCATAACCCTGCAATGGTGCGCCTTCTGAAGCTTGAATATATCGCCTCTCAACACAATTCATTAATATATCAAAATGCCCCGGAGGAATAGCTCGTCTTGTGTTTCTAGGAAACCTAAGCACCCAGTCGTTATGCGTAACTGTGACTGGCCCCATTTGAGAAGGATCATCTCCATAACCAATAATAATACAGCCCCATCCTTCTGGAACCTTAAGATCCTTACCAACCTCTAATGCTATATCCTTGCCAAATGTCTGATGTACAGAGACAGTTTTCTTACGGCCTGAATCATACATTGGGTTATTTAAAGTATGACCATATTCACCTGTGGGGATCATGCCCCCTGCTATTTGACTCATATCAACCTGTGTTTTATAAAGAATAAAATTCGTCCAGACTGCGGGATTTTAGTACCACGAAGCCTGAATGTTAGACGAATAATATTATTTGATCCGTCCGGTGGTTTAAAAATTGACTCTGGACGCTGCTGGAAGGAGGTAGGATGTCCGGGCAGCTTCGTCCAAGCCAAATAAAAATCATCCTCTTTTGCCCTGTTTACTCTGCCTACACAAATCTTTGCATCAACTCCTGCAAAGGGTTCTGTTAATACAACAGATATTTGCTCAGGTCGAGAACGCGGATAAAGATTATGATCAAATCTTGCGTTTGTAACTACAGCACCCTCCCCACCATCAAAATTCAGGTGAGTGATTTCCATAATCGTAGACTCAAGTATTTGCTCAGCAACAGGGGTAGGAGGTTCCCACCCCTGAAAACCATGTGCCATTAATACACTATGCTAACAGTGAAGCACAACACTCAATCCTGTAGAGCCAATCTTCATTCAGAATCTGGCAGGCATAGAATGTCTTCCAACCTACTGAACCTGATTGTCCCAATGGATCGGTTACTGCTGGTTCTGGCATAACAACCTTAGGTATTACTGCGTCATATCCAGACATTGACACACAACCAAGACACTCGGCTGAGAATATCATTACAGGATAAACCTCAAAATTAGTACCTGATGGTTCTAATTTCAATGTAGTAATTGAACCCTTAGATGCACCATACTCATCAGCATCTCCTGCACCAGCTTTACCATAGTTACTTGAATCTTCAACTCCCGTAGAAGTTGTAGTACCAAATGTCTGACCAGTTTGACCGGGGTCATAACCTGCCGCCTGTGTCGCACTAATGTCAGTAGACACTATGGCTGTTCCATCTGGTATTTGACCAAGAGCAGCTGCTTGAGTTGTCAGTATGAACCGAATCGTCCCAACCGAACCGATCTCTCCGGGGAGCATTTGCTGCCCATTGTTGGAGTACTTAGCATAAGGAATGAACTCCGGAAGGACTTCAATATCTTTACGCATATCCGTATGACATACTGCTACGTATGCTTCCGGTACTGGTTCAGTATTATATTTGGGAGATGGAGTCATCTGCTTGGCAATTTTACGTGCCTCCTGATACTCCAAAGTTCGCACTGCTGTATCAAGCAAATTGGTATTAGCGACATCCGTTGTTGTTACGCCATCTGTACCACCAATTGTTTTTTGAACAGTTGCTCTGTTTGTTCCACCGGCAAATGCTGCCTGTGTACCAGAACGTGCATGAAGATAAGTGATGAAATCCAACAACTCAGCCGCCTGAATAGACTGTCTTTCAGTAATCTGCTGAATGATTGGATCTTGTGCCGCAGCAACAAGTACATCAGTAGTAGCCACATATGAGCCGTACTGATGAAGCTTCACTTTGATTATAGTCTGCAAAAGACTATCCGCTGGTGGCTTAACGCCCTCAGCCAATGGTACAAGTGGCAGGCCAAATTTCTCGAAACGCTTCCAGCGAACCTCCAGCCCCTCTCCACTTGATTTAGTCTCCTTCTGAGCAAAACGGGAAAATATCATGTTCCGCTTTGCAATAGACAGAAACTTCTTCTGTATTTTAAAAGCCTCTGTTTCATCCAGAGACCCATATTTCATGGTTCCTGCTACGGTAGCTTGACCTGTCGCCCCCCTATTTGCAGCAGTTCCCACTGTTGTCCAATTTGTAGCCATTATAACCTTATTCTGTTAATTGTTAATAAAAAATAAAATACTAAATTCAGATGCAGAATAAGATCATACTAGAATATTAGTCAGGAAGAGCGTCAAATAACGCTTGGCCTGATAATCCTTGTGTTGGATCTGAGGAAGCAGGTTGTGGCTGTGAGCCACCAAGTAATTGTGAAGCTTGATTCCTGCGTTGACCTTGCGGATCATACTTTTGATTCTGATACGATGCATCGGCAGTCTTTTCCAAAAACGATTGGATAATAGTAGCCTTTGCTTCAAGATCACCCTGTGTCATTCCAAGCCTGCGCATTGTATCATCATTAACCCAGTCAATAAATGACTTATCATCCTCAATGGTAGGCCAGACACCAAATCCCAGTCTGCCGTCAAAGTACGTTTGCTTTGACATTAAATCAATCTTCTGATTCAAATCGTCAATAGGCTCCTGATACTTCTGTTCAACATAACTGTTGATCTTCTTATCTACATCTTCTGTCTGTTGTCTTTTCATATCCGCTAGCTGTTGCCTGACCATGCGCTCTGCAAGTTTTTCAGAGGTTTTCATAACCTCAGGAAAATCTTCCATTACACGCTTGTCTTCTTCAGAGAAAAAATTCTCATCTGAATACGGATTTTCTTTTTGGACTTGACCACTTAATTCGGTTTCCCTTTCAAGTACTGCAAGTCTTGCTCTCAGCTCCTGATTCTCAGATTCCTTGTCGCTTTGCGCACTGAATGCGCGGTCGGCATGGGGTCTTAAATCATCGTAGCTTTTCTGAACTGAAGCTAACTGCTTTTTCAATTCAGCTACTTCTTCAGGCTCTTCCGGATTTTCATGCCCCGGCATTTCTCCTTCATCAAAGGGAGGTGCTTCCTGCATAATATCACTCGTCACTATGGGTTATCGCTTCACGGATCAAACGATCAAGGTCAAGGAAATTCTTGATTTCTTTGATCTCTCCAATGAGCGTATTAAAGGTGGCTACTTCCTTTACGTCATAGAGGGGCTTCTCTGAGAGTCTTTCCTCTTTCCGTCTAAGTCTAGCCTGTAAAATATTAGAGAGCTTGCTCCATCTGGGGTCTTCCCTCAGACTCAGGAGGTACTCCAGCTCCTCCTTGCTCTGGTAGACCAGCTTGAGTTTGCTGTTCTGCCGCGGCTGCTTGTTGTTCTTGAATAATTCTAGCATTCTCTTGTGCAGCTTGTTGCTCTTGCATTTCTTCGAGTAGCAATAAGGAAGTTTCACTAAGCATCTTAGCTAAGTCAGTAGTGGCAATTGATTCACCCTCTTTGATCTTAGCTAATCTTTCCTGAATAATTCCCTTACGTATATCAGCAGATAGTGCTTTCTTTTCGTCAACAAGAGCACGATCTTCGTAACTCTCATTCTCCATCTGTGACTGTTGCTGCGCCTGCTGTTGCATCATCTGCTGTTGCTGTTGCGTATCCTGTGCAACCTGCTCTTCAGACTTGATCAATCCTTCTATCTCTAAACCAAGCCCAGCCTTAAGCGGTACTGCAAGCTTCTCAAAATTAAATCTTCCCCTTAATTCGGGAACCTGTCCTACAACTTGTATTAACTGTAAGACTTGATTTATGGTAACTTCTCTTGCCATGAATGTATCATAGCTTTTTGCCAGACATTCAAAGTCACCCTTTATAGATATATCTTCTGAATCTGCCATCAACCAGTGATACACAGCCTGAACATTTGACGTTACCATACTGTTCAGTGACCTGATCACGCTAGTGGTAAGCTTCTGAGAGTTCTCATTCAGAATCTGCATACCAGTCGCAGTCTTTGTCTGATACTGTGCACCCGATCCCATACCTATTGGAACCTGACCTGATGCTAAATCCGTATTACGTTCAATAATTTTTAAGAGATCAACCAGTCCATGAGTTACATCCGGTACAATCAATGACTTGAATGCGTCATTTACATTCTCACCAGACTTTATCCTGAATATCTTACCTGCTTTAATCTCATAAAAATCATCTTGCGCAGCATCAAAGGCATTTGGATTCATGGCAAACATAGGTTGAGATGCCATCGTCTTACCTTCAACAATCATTCCATAGATAAAATTTATCATGGATTGATCATCCCTTATTGACTCGAATATTCCATTACCCCAGATACTATCTTCCTGCTCCTGCCAATAACAGAAATCAAAAGGTATCCTTCCATCAAAGGGGTTCATGGAAGCGCGAAGAACTTTAGAGCCAAGTACAGTTATTACTACAGGAAGGTGCATGGGTTCATCATCACCCTTCTCTGATAAATCAATGTATGGCTCTAAATCCTCCCTGCCTAATCCCTTGTGCCATAATTCAAGTAAACAATAAGGCTTTGTCTTATCCGAATCTGAATAGCTTTTTCTAGGTGAAACACTTCCAGTATCACTATGTGATATACCTTCGCCAGTTTGGATACATTGTTCTATAAGCATTGGATCAATTGATCCATTACTTTTTTCAGCCATTACCCTCAGCTCCTGAGCTGATAGATATTTTCGCTGAATTACCCAATCCAGATCACTTTTACTTGTTGCACCCGGAGAAGGAAATATATCCCATATCGAAATCCATTCTACATGCGGCATCAGCTCTGATTCCGCTGTCTCCTCTATCATCTGCAGGAGTGGGTCGTTCCTAGCAGTGCTATATAATGGGTAATCAACCTTCTTAAGTACTATGGACTTAGTTATCCCTGTACCATAAAGGGTCATCTCATTGATACATTTGTTCAGAATATCTTCATAGTTCGTATGATCAAATATATCCCTGATCTTCTGCTCACAATTCTTAGACCTGTTAATTGCCTCATCATACGGCTCCCTCTGTTCAAGTAAATCAGGAGCAACAAATCGTGGTCGCCTTGATGGCGTAAGCTTAAAGGGAACCTTACCCTGCTGAAAGGTGGAGCTTATTAGTTTATTACGTGCTTCCGATACCTTCCTGCGAGTAAGATTTACGTATATCCCTCGCTCTTTTGCAACCTCAACTGCCCTTGAAACAGTATCAGGGAATTCGCCACGCATGGCATACCAAGCGGACTCACATACTTCTTCACGACTCTGCCTATCATTATCCGAACTAGCCTGATGATATAACTCCTGTACCAGCAAGCCAAGCATATCAGGTGGAAGTCCCTTATCCTCTTCACTGTCCTCCGTGATATAATGTTTGCTTTCCTGTGAATATTCTGCCATCTATTTCCATATCTTTACTGGGAGCTTAAGCTTAGCCACTATTAGTTATGCTTTATCCATTGTTGTTTTGTATGGTCAAACTCACTATATACCCCGGTCTTGGGAGTAGCTTTATTCATTACTGACTTCTTCTTAACAACTTTCTTCTTAACAACCTTCTCCTTAGGCTTTGGATTTGCTTTAATTGATACACGGGATTTTATCGCAGGAGACTTTTCCCTTGTTCCTACGTATGTTACG